GACGTGCTCAAAGACATCTCTGCGTATGAGATAGGTGCAGTGAACCACGTCACACTGTATGAGTCCCTTGATTTCTCTGTTGAGAACAGTGTAATAACGGATGTCATCCAAGTAATACCCATTAACGTTAGTCAATAGGTGGTAGTTAGAGTAAGGCTTATGCCCTTCCTCATCAGGTGTTACAGCGTAACGCAAGAGTGGGGCAACGACGGGCAGGTTATGCCCCACCATCTTGCGCAACGTTCCAGGTAGCACAAAGTTATCTACATCTACAACCCAATAGAACTCTGCCTCTGATTGCCAAGCGCACTCAATACTCTTCTCACGTATAGCACCTAGCGCCTTGAACCTTACAGCGTTCCACTCGTGTACCCCATAATCCTGCACGGGTACATCTATGTCGCGGTAATCTTCAACGACAAGGCGATACCACTTGCGGTTTGCCTCAATCCATTCCTTCAGTATGGCTTCTGTCTTGTCTGTGTTGTTGTTAGTGCGCACATACAAAATCATCCTGTCCTTTGGGTAATCCCATTTAGATAGTGAGTCCAGCCAAGCGGGTAACATCTTCTCCTTCTGCTTGGCAAGTATGGCAACGAATACTAATGGCTCAGTCATAGACAATTCCAACAGTAATTCATAGTGCGTATCGCTCTCTTGTGTGCCACATAGACGCACGAGCAACGCGCACATCTAAGGAAAGTTTCATTTGGGTCTAGAGTTTGGCGTAGATGCCAGTCCAGTGGCTCACCTCTGATTATCTTGATGAGTGTATCTTTAATACTCATACTGCTATCTCCTGTGACTGCCCACAATACTTGCACTCAACCCATGCGTAGTCGCCGTTGGCTTGGATAGACTCGCTGTTCTCTTCCTCGCAGGACACACAATCCCACACTACATCTGCCTCAAAAGCGTTTGTTCCGTTGTCGTTCATCAATACCACCCCTTATCAAATTCATGCTTCAATGCCCAGCAGGCACGATTATTGTATCTCGTCTTAATGTATAACAAGCCCCATTTAATCTGTGTTTTTGGGTTTGTTAAATAATCTGGCGCTATCGTTGCCATCTTCTTTGCTGGCAGGGCTTGGGCTATCCCGTAGGCTCTGCCTTGTGTTGTCCTGCCACCCTTGGCACGATAATTCCAATGACTCTCCATAGTCCAAAGCGTCATCAGACATGAGACTTGTATCTCATCTACGAGATAAAGTTTTCTGGCGTAAGTTTGTAGTTCAGTGACTCCATCCTGCTTATGCTTCACAGGGTGGTGTTTAACAGGCTTCAACAGCCCTTGTGAGGCTGTTAATAGGCTGGCTAGTACAATTCCTACAGAGAGTAGGGCTAGGCTGTTTCTCGCAGTGCGTTTAATGGCTTACCTCCTAGCGTTGGCGCGGGTATACCCCGTGCGTTGGCGTGTCTACGTATCGTGTTCATTGTGTTCTCGTGGTAGTTATTTAACTTTGGGTGTCCCGTTATTGCCAGCCTCTCGTTAGAAAGACTACCACCATATATGCCCCAATTTGCTAGGTCATAATCAGAGAGCCCATACTCTAGGCACGCCTCTCTAATAGGACATTTGGAACAGATAGTGAGGGCTTGTAGTGCGCTCTCTATCATAGCCTCTTGTCTGCGTGCCTCGTGGCTAGGTTCGGGGAAGAATAGTTCTGGGTCTACCTCTGCGCAGAGTGGCTTGTCGTCTGGTCTAAGCATCTCCCTCCTCCTTGCGTTCAATAATTGCAGTTAGTGTTAGGGCCATCAACGTACCAAAGATGCACATTCCAAGCACTACTAAGAATAGATGAAGATTACTCATGGTCACTCACCTCCAATTCAGATACCAATGATAGATGCAGGGTTCTACCCCCGCCTAATTCCTTATCAGTTACTATATCCCGTATTGCCTGGTCATATCCTGCCTGCCACGCCTTACCGATTGCCTCGTGTAGTGCGTCTACTGCGTGTATTCCTAGTTTCTCTGTAATAGATAATGTCATTCAGTTACTCCCTCCTGTTTGGTATAGCCATTCATAATTGACGCCGTTAGTTAGGCGGTCCACTTCTCGGTTTGCATGGATGAAGCGAGCCAGATTCTCCACTGCTTCATCCTGCAATTCTTTATCCTGCACCTGCTCATAGAATAACTTCTCGCATAGTGCAGCCTTAGCCTTCCAATATGCCAAGCGGCCTTGGGTACTCATGCAGTCACTCTCCATTCTTCCCAGTTGTAACGTGCGCCTACTGGCGCAGTTTCTCTAATTAGCCAGACGCCGCATAAGCATCTAGCAGATACCATCGCATAATCTTCACGGTCCACGAGTCTATATTCAGTCCCCCACGGTTCATGCTTATGATTCATTAGATGCTCCTAAAGATATTACCGTCAGATTCCCAATAGTCTCCCATGAAGCAGTCTCTATCCCACTTCTGATAATCAAAGTACAGACGCAGCGGAGAGTCAGTAGTCAATTCATAGAGGAAGCAGTCTTCTGCTAATTGCTCAGTGAAGTCAGTAGTCTGCTCGTACCAACCCTGAAATGATTCTTCAAAGTCTGGATACCATTCCTGCCAGTCTTCCCACTTATAGTAATCGGGAGCATTAGCGACCCAGGAAGTCAGTGCTGACTCGTAGATATTCGCGTCCAGATTCTCCTCTGTAATTATTTCATTCAGATAGTCATTAGCAGTACACTCTGTGCAGTTGCTAGTCCTATCGCCTGCATGGATAGTTGTCATTCTATTCCCCTTCCAAGGGTTAACTGAGTAGCAGGATAGCCACTCACCACTGCGCACGGGCCAGCCATGCGCAGCAGTGAGATTCTATTCTTCTTCTGAATTGTACTCGGCAGGAGTCACGTAGAAACTGGCTCCAGTTGGCTCATCGTGAGAGGAGCGGCGGATAGTCATGAGATTATTCTCGTCTAATCTGAATTGAAGACTCCATTCTCCGCTGAATGTTAGGGCCTTCAGTAAGGCCTTCCCCGTGGCCTCTATTGGGTCAGTGTGTCCGCTTAGACGCTGCCATCCCATCGCTGAACCGTGAATTACTAGATAATCACGTCCGACATTCTTCGACCATTCCTGGACCATCTCATCCAGCCATTCCAGTTTATAGTCATAGCAGAAGCCATCGCAGTCATCAGTGGCGCGAGTTTCACCCTGGCATTCATCGCATGATTCTGATTCTGTACCCATCCCGCATGCGTCACAGATGCGACACTGGCAGGAGTTGCTTAGGTCAAAGTCCCAACGGTAACGCGTTGCAGTTGCAGTTGTCATAATTCAATTACCCTTCCATGAGTAAAGCCCTAGCAGGATGCTAGGCCACCGTCCAGGATACTATGCTCCTAGACGATAGTCCAGAATCTACTTAATGAGCGGGTCAGTACCTGCCCAGGTCCAGCCGCTGCCAGTCCACCATATATGCGTGGCGAGCATCCAGACGCCTATGGCCAGCGCGGCCCAGAATATGATGCGCACGCCAGTGCGGACGCGGTAATAGTTGCGTGAGTGTCTCATTTCAATTCACTCCAGCACCATGAGCAGTAACCTGGACGCGTTGGGCGTGGAATACCCCAGCAACGTCCGATACTATTCCAATTCTTAGCCTTATTCTCCAAGCAGCGCAAGTTGCTGCAAACCTGGAGAGAAGCATCAGTGAGTTCAGATTCTAGATTCATGAGTGAATTCTCCCGCAGGATACCCAGACGCCACGGTTACCCTTCTCCAGTGAGTAGAGAGGAATTATGGCCTTATGGCTGCAGGATAGGTACCCGCAGGACTTGCCTAGTTGACTGATTATGAATCGGACATTCTTCATGTTTACCCCTTCCATGGGTGTCAGCCTTGCGCTGATAAGTGAAAGATACACGCGCTTAATCATGCGTGTCAATAGCGCCACGCCGTGAATTGGGTCACACTCTCCAGGTCCCAGCCCTGGGCTGCATGGGCCGATTCTTGGATTCAATTCCTGGGCCGATAGTTGGACGGTCCTAATCGGTCCAGGGTCCAGGGTTCAGATAGGGCTAAGGGTTGCAGATAGGTCCAAAAGTACAGTCCCCCGCAATACACCTAACAACACCAAACAAAGCCCACCAAACACCAAAACTTCTAGCAATAACAAACTTCTATGCCCCTTAAACACCCCGTAACGGGGGCAATACGCCCCGCTAATTTTTGGGTGTACGTGTAATCGCTATCGTGTACGTATCGGGGCAAACCCACGCAAAGCGGACATTGCAACCCGCCCCCTTTTAACGTACGCACGCAGGTAATGGTACTATCCACCAAAATATTTTTTATAAATATAGGGCAGCAAACAAACAAATCGTCCCATATAGTGAGATTATCTAAAAATACTTTTACACCATAAGCAGTATAAAATACTATCATTAAAGAGTGTGACATAACTCACAGACAATAAAGCGGGATAAATGGCAATCCTCCACCCTTATATATAGTGAGGGATAAAATAAATCCCGAACGGCTCACGGCAGAGTGAGCCTTAAGCGAACGAATGCCAATGAGACGTTCGGTAGGATTAACGGAGCAAGCCTCTACGGGCTTGCGGAGTTAACGGGTTAGGGAAGCCGTAAGCACAGAAGGCTTCCCATTAGAGAAAGAAAAAAGCGCCTAAGGCGCCCCCTATATCTAAACCCAGTTGCGCCCCTAAGGGGTCGCACCTTCACAAAGGATTACCCATTAGCGACAAACCCAACGCTTACAAGTTAGCCCCAGGTGCTACCTTGTCCGCGCCAGATGCCAAGAAGCGCCTTGTCGCGCTTATTGAAGATGGCGTCACTGTAGAGGATGCTTGCCGCGCCGTTGGTAAGTCCGTCAAGTCTTATGAGTACTATCGCTCTAGTGACCCACAATTCAAAGAAGCCATTGACCTAGCACGCGTCCTTAAGAAGCGAGCAGGCAAGGTATCTGATGAAGACGCCAATATCTCTTTTGAAGACTTTAGGCTCAAGTACCTAAACAGCCAGACCTTCCCACACCAGAGAAACATTATCTCTCTGCTGGAAGACGGTGAGCCAGCATGGCTCCACCCTAACATGATTTATGAGCCAGGGTTTAAGAACTACGTGCTCTGCAATATGCCTCCAGAGCACGCGAAATCTATGACGGTAAGTATTGATTTTGTGACCTACCTAATTGTGACTAATCCAAATGTTAGAATTAAGTTGGTTTCTAAGACTGCCACAATGGCCAAAGAATTTCTCTATGCTGTTAAGCAAAGACTCACCTCGCCCCAGTGGGTAGAACTTCAAAGACGTTACGCTCCAGTAGAAGGCTACAAAGCCACCTCTGAAAAGTGGACGCAAGACGCAATCTACATTGAACGCGACTCAGGTGAAAAAGACCCAACGCTTCAAGCGCTAGGTATTGGTGGTCAGATTTACGGAGCACGTGCTGACTATATCATCCTGGATGACTGTGTGACCCTGGCTAACGCTAATGAGTACGAAAAGCAAATCCGCTGGATTCAGCAGGAAGTCATTACTCGTGTGGGACCAACAGGAAAGATTCTAGTTGTAGGCACACGCGTTGACCCGCTGGATATGTACCGCGAGATGCGCAACCCTGACCGTTATCCTGATGGAACTTCCCCTTGGACTTACTTGGCTATGCCAGCGGTTCTTGAGTTCGCTGATAATGAAAAAGACTGGCAGACCCTTTGGCCTATGTCAGACCGTCCTTGGTCAGCAGATGAAACTCTGGCTGATGAGAATGGACTCTACCCACGCTGGGATGGAACTAACCTCAAGAAGCGTCGCGGTGTCTTAGACCCAAAAACCTGGGCAATGGTTTACCAACAGCAAGATGTTGAGTCAACTGCAATCTTCACACCTGAGTGTGTACGCGGTTCAGTATCTGGTATGCGTCCTATCGGTCCGCTTATCCCAGGCGCACCTGGTCAACCTACTGAACTCAACGACCAATACATTGTAGCCTCTATGGACCCAGCAATGTCTGGAGATACCTTCTCCGTCATTATCGCTGGTGATAAGACTACCCAGAAGCGTTACTTGCTAGAAGCATCTAGGATGCCAGCACCCACGCCTCAAATGATTCGTGAACTTATCTTTAGTTGGACTGAGAAGTACAAACCTAAAGTATGGGTAATTGAGAAGAACGCCTTTCAGTTGTTCTTGACCCAAGACGAACAGATTAATAAATTTCTTGCAACACGCGGCATCCGCCTAGTACAACACTACACGGGTGCAAACAAGATGGACGCTGAGTTTGGTGTCGCATCTATGGCCCCACTATTCGGAACGATGGACAACCAAGGCAAACATATTAAAGGTTCAAATCTTTTGGAGTTTCCTCGTTCCGATAACGAACACATCAAGGCTCTTATTGAGCAGTTGATTACTTGGTCTGCTGGAACCAAAGGTAAGCAAGACGGACCTATGGCACTCTGGTTTGCAGAGACTCAAATGCGTGACTACATCAATCAGATGGGCGCATACGGTGGTTCTTTCGTAAAGAACCCATTCGCAACAAAGGGACAAATTGCCCGACGCAAAGTTGTCAATTTAGAAGAATATGCCAAGATGCAAGAGCAAATGGCTGTCAACGGAGGAACCTGGTATGGCAATGGATATAGATAACTTAGGAGTAAAGGTTCGCAAGTTACGCGACCATTACCACCTTCGTGATGCTCGTTGGGCTGACCTATTGTCAATCCGTCAAGGCAACATCCAACAAGTTTTCCCTGAACTATTCTCATCAGATTTTCCTAAGCCAATGGTGGCTAACTTTATTGACATCGCTGCACGCGACGTTGCTGAAGTTATTGCGCCACTACCTGCATTCAACTGCGATACAACAGATGCTATCTCAGACCGTGCTCGTAAGAAGGCTGACAAACGCACACAGATTGCTGCTGGTTACCGTGACTCATGTAACCTTCAGACACAGATGTACACAGGTGCTGACCGCTACTTAACCTACGGTATGCTCGCATTTGTTATTGAGCCAGACTTTGAAAACAATCGTCCAATGATTCGCATGGACAACCCAATTGGTGCTTACCCAGAGTGGGACCGTTTTGGTAAGTTGCTTTCATACACACGTCGTTATCAAAAGACTGTTCGTGAACTTTGCAATGAGTTCCCTGAGCACGAGCCAGTTATTCGTGGACCTTATGAGCAACGCGGTTCAGAGCGTATGCTTGAACTATTTCGTTATGTAGATAAAGATGAAACAATTCTTTTCATCCCAGAACGTAAGAACCTAGTTCTTGACCGCGCTAAGAACTTTATTAATGAGATTCCTGTAGTTATTGCTGTACGCCCTGGCATTGACTCAGATGAAAACCAACGTGGTCAATTTGATGACATTATGTGGGTACAAGTAGCACGTTCACGTTTTGCAACACTTCAGTTAGAAGCCGCACAGAAATCAGTACAGGCTCCATTCGCTCTTCCTTCTGACGTCAACGTACTTGAAATTGGACCAGACGCAACTATCCGTTCTGCTAACCCAGAGAAGATTCGTCGCGTAGAATTAAATATTCCTAATGGAATTTTCCAAGAGTCAGCACTTCTTGACCAGGAACTACGTGTAGGTTCACGTTATCCTCAAGGCCGTCTAGGACAGCAATCAGGTTCTATTGTTACTGGTCGTGGTGTAGAAGCACTCATGGGTGGATTTGATACTCAAGTTAAGACAGCACAGGCTGTATTTGCTGAGACATTCCGCCACGTTATGCGTTTATGCTTTAAGATGGATGAAGAACTATTTGGTGATGTTGAAAAGGAAGTACGCGGTGTTAACGCTGGCGCTCCTTACGAAATCACATATACAGCAAACAAAGATATTAATGGTGATTACTGGTGTGATGTTTCATATGGCATGATGGCTGGACTTGACCCTAACCGTGCTCTTATCTTTGGACTACA